TGCACACACAAAAAAAGATGCAAGTAGCTCTTGACCCATCTTCAGGGTAAGGCATCGTGCTTGGACCGACATGAGCAACCTACCCATCACGTTCAGCAACAAGCCCCTCCACGAGCTCAAGGATATGGCCGTGGATATTGGCCAAACCATCGCTTACCAGAAGGACATTCTGGATGCGATCAACGCCGAGATCCTCAACCGCTACCACGACCGCTTCATCCGCGAGCTCGAAGCCGCCGGCAAGACCGACGGCGAGATGACCCGCGAGTTCGACGGCGTTCGCATGACCTTCGCCATGAAGCCCAAGGTCAAGTGGGACTCCAAGAAGCTTCAGGCCGTGGCAGCCACGATGCCGTGGGAGAAGATCGAGAAGGTCTTTAAGATCGAGTTCTCCGTCCCTGAGCGCACCTTCAAGGCTATCACCGAGGACAAGCTGATGGAGCTGCTCAAGCCGGCCCGCACTGTTGAGTTCTCCGCCCCCAAGATCGTCTTCACCGCCGAGTAATCCTTTGAGGGGCCACTTCGGGCGTAATCGCTAAACCATCCCTTGATCGGGATATTCATCAGCGACGACGTGTGAGGGCTTGTTGTCCTCCCCCCTCTCCACTTTCCACCCAAAACCGATATGTTCAAAATCATCACTGCAAATGACCGCCTGAAAGCGGTCCCTAAGATCAACATCGCCCTGTTCGGCCCTTCCGGGGTCGGCAAGACGACGCTCGCCCGCACGCTGGACCCCCAGCGCACCCTGTTCGTGGACCTCGAAGCCGGCACGCTGGCTATTCAGGACTGGGCTGGCGACGTTCTCGACATGCGCAAGGCCGCCACCGCCTTGGGCTGCCATCCGTGGGAGTTGTCCAGGGCTCTCGCTCTGTTCGTTGGCGGAGCTGATCCGTCTGACGCCACCGGCCCCTATTCGGCTGCCGTCTATCGTCAGGTCGTTGAGCTCTTTACCGGCGTCGGCATCGACCTCGACAAGTACGACACGATCTTCGTGGACTCCATCACTGTCGCCTCTCGTGAGTGCTTCAAGTGGGCCCAGATCCAGCCCGAGGCCCTGTCTGAGAAGACCGGCAAGCCTGACACCCGCGGGGCCTATGGCCTTCTCGGCCGTGAAATGATGCGCTGGCTGACCCACCTCCAGCACAGCAACAAGTCCATCATCGTCGTCGGCATCCTCGACAAGCATGAGGACGATCTCCGCCGTGTCACTTGGGAGCCGCAGATTGAAGGCTCCAAGACCGGCCGTGAGCTGCCGGGCGTGTTCGACCAGGTTATCACTCTCCAGAACATGACCGCCGACGACGGCAAGACCCAGTATCGTGCCCTCGTTTGCCACCAGCAGAACCCTTGGAATTACCCTGCCAAGGACCGTTCTGGTCGCCTCGATATGATCGAGCCGCCGCACCTCGGCCAGCTCATCAAGAAGATCCGTGAAGGCAAGCGCCTCGACGCGGATATCATCACCACTCTGCCCGAAAAGCAGTCCTAAACCCAACCCAAAAAAACACATCATGCACAACATGTTCAACAGCAAGTCTGGTATCGGCGAAAGCTCGTTCCAGCTCATCCCCAACGGTACGCTCGCCTCCGCGGTCGTCACGGTCAAGGGCCTCAAGCGCTCCCAGCGCACCAACGGCGAGTACGGCAGCGTCGAGCTGACGATCAACGCCGGCGAGTTCTCGGGCCGCAAGGTCTGGACCGTCATCATGAACCCGGCCGACGAGAACAACTCCGAGGGCGGCAAGAAGATGGGCATCACGTCCCTGACCCGACTGTTCGAGGCCTCCGGCCTGTTCACCATCGGCGATGAGGCGTCCTACGCCAAATACAACGGAGCAAGCTTCGGCGAGATGCTCGCGCTGCTCGACGGCAAGACCGTGGCTATCAAGATCAAGATCGCCAAGGGCAAGGATGGCTACGAGGACAAGAACGAGGTTCAGGACTTCCTGACCCCGAACCCTGAGTCTAATGGCTACCCCGGCTGGCAGAAGCTCCACGGTGGCGCTCCCGCCCAGCAGGCCCCCGCCCAGGTGTTCGCTCAGCCCAAGATCATGAACCCGCAGGGCCCTTCCAAGCCCGCGTCCAGTAGCCCTGCTTGGCTCCAGAAGCCCGGCCAGACTAACAATCCGTTCTAATCCGAGCTCCTACCGATGGCATTTGACAATACATACATGGCGTCCATTGTCGTCGGTAGGATCTTTAACAGTGGAAGGGCGAGAGGATCGGAACGTATTGGCGTCGGTTCCAATCCGAAGTTGGTCCTCGTATCCGCATGCTTGCTCATGGCCTCTGCGGACGCCCCCCATTTTCTATGCAACTAAGACCTCGGCAGGTTGAGTTCGTCGATAGCTGTATCGAACGACTCAAGGAATATGGCAACACGCTTGGCATCGCGCCTACCGGTGCAGGCAAAACCGTCATGCTGTCAGCTGTGGCTAAAGCCATGGGCGGGCGCACCCTCATCATCCAGCACCGCGACGAGCTGGTGGCCCAGAATAGGGCCACCTTCCAGCGGGTTGCGCCGGAGGTCCAGACGGACCTATACACGGCAGCGCGTAAGCGGTGGTCTGAGGGTGTCACTTTTTCGATGGTTCAGACCCTTTGCAGGCCTGACAACCTCGACTCTATGCCGGCCATGGATCTCGTCATCATCGACGAGGCTCACCATGTGGCCGCAAACTCATACGCCACGGTCATCAATCGGGCCAAGGTGCTCAATCCTAACGTCAAGATCTTCGGCGTGACCGCCACCCCGCACCGCGGGGATAAGAAGGTCATCGTAAAGACGTTCAATAACGTCGCCGACATGATCGAGCTCGGGGAGCTCATCAACTCGGGCTTCCTCGTAAAACCCCGCTTCTTCGTCATCGACTGCGACCTTGAGGAAGCTCTCAACAAGACCAAGACCTCGACCGCCGACTTCGATATGGAGGAGGCGGGCAAGATCATGAATAGCCAGGTGGTGAATGACCGGGTTATCGAGGAGTGGCGCAAGAACGCCGACGGCCGCAAGACCGTCATCTTCTGCTCCACTGTGGCCCACGCCAAGGACGTCATGGCTGCCTTCTGTGCCGCGGGCATCCCCGCGAATGAGGTCAATGGCGAGATGGCCGACTCGGACCGCCGGCAGGTCATCGAGGACTTCGACAAGAGCAAGTTCCTCGTGATGGTCAATGTCGCCGTTCTCACTGAGGGCTGGGATTGTCAGGACGTTTCCTGCGTCATCCTGCTGCGGCCCTGTTCCTTCAAGGGCACTATGATCCAGATGATCGGCCGAGGGCTGCGCAAGGTGGACCCTGACCGTTATCCTGGTGTAGTTAAATCCGACTGCATCGTGCTCGACTTTGGGTATTCCCTGCGAGCTCACGGCTCCATTGAGGTAGACCCGCGCATCAAGAAAGAGGACGAAAGCGAGCCCAAGGACGCTCCGGTAAAGGAGTGCAAGGAGTGCCATACCATCCTTCCCCTCGGTTGCATGGTCTGCCCAATCTGCGGAACAGAGGTGGAAAAGGCCGAGAAGGCCGAGAAGGAGGAGCTCAAGGCCTTCGTGATGACGGAGATCAATCTCCTGAACATGTCGCCCTACAAGTGGCAGGCCATGTTCGATAACGTCGTCCAGATGGCCAACGGCATTACCGCATGGGCCTGCATCTTCCAGCATGGCGAGATCTGGTTCGCCTTCGGGAAAGCCGAGCACATGACCGGCGTGCGCATGATCGCAGCCGGCGGCATCGACGCCAAAATCGCCGTAATGTCTTCGGCCGATGACTTCCTCCGCCAGCATGGCGACAAGGAGGCCTGCCTGAAGACTAAGCGCTGGCTCCAAGAACCCGCCACCCCCAAGCAGCTTCAATACCTCGACCTTGGTGGTCGCGTCGTGTTCGGCCTAACTAAGTATCTGGCCTCGTGCCTTATGACTTGGAAGTTCAACGAACAACGCATCATGTGGGGCGTCCAAGACTTCCATAAGCTCAAGAAAAAATGATCCTCAAACCCGAAACCAAAAACCTGTTCTCTGAAGCAGTCGTCAAGCATATCGACGACGCCATGATCGCAGCCAACAAGGCCCAGCCTAAGCGCAACTACCTCGGAGCCTCCCTGTGGGGCAAAGAGTGCAATCGCCAGCTGGCCTACATCTTCCATGGCGTGCCCGAGGACGATGGGACCGGCTTCGAGGGCAAGACCCTGCGCATCTTCGACATGGGCCACGACGGCGAGGCCCGCGTCGCCAAGTATGTCAAGCTCGCCGGCTTCGACCTGATCACGGAAAAGGCCGATGGCAAGCAGTTCGGCTTCTATGAGATGGATGGCCGCCTGCGTGGCCATATCGACGGAGCGATCGTCTCTGGCCCTGCCTTAGAAGGCATGAACTACCCTGTCCTATGGGAAAATAAGGCCCTTAACGCCTCGAATTGGAAGAAGGCCGGAGATGACGGCATCAAGAAGGCCAACTTCGTCTACTACGTCCAGGCACAAGTCTACATGGCTTACATGGAGCTCTTTAACGGTTGCATGTTCACAACTTTGAACAGGAATACCGGCGAGCTTAACGCCGAGTTTATCCCTTTCGACCCTGTGTTCGCCCAGGGGCAAATCGACAGGATCGTTTCCATCGTCAAGACCGCCGCACCCGAGGAGATGGCGCGCGTCTCTACCACCGATGAGACGGACTTCCGCTGCCGCTTCTGTAACTACTCTAAGAGATGCTGGGAAAAACCTCAGCAGCAAACCAATAACCAACCCCTACCGACGTGGCTAAAAGGCCCAACAAACTAAATGAGAAAAAGACCAAAAAGGGAAAAGAGCCGGCTCGTAAAACCGTCCCGAACCCAGAAGTCAATGAAATCGAAACCCGCGGCAAGCACCTCCGCGAAGCCGTTGCCGAGTTCGCCGACAATCTCGGCGAAGGAGATGAAATGCTATGCGCCGATGGCTTCGAGGCTGCTATCGTGGGTGTCACTGAAACTTGCGAACCTGTCGTCGTTTATGACTGGGATGAGTGCGTCAGGATCCTCCAAGTCCGTGACGAAATGACCGAAGAAGATGCAATCGAGCACATGTCCTTCAATGTCACCGGAGCCTATGTCGGCCCCCGCACCCCTCTGTTCATCCGCTTCATCACCTGACATGCCTCACCGAAAGCCTGTCTTCAAGATGAAGTATCGGAATACCGAGATGACGTATTCCAAGATGATCCGCATCAAGTCGATGCTGCCGTTCATCCACAAGGCCAACCGCAGGGGCTTGACTGTCCCTCAGGCGGCCGATTGGATGGGCTGGTCTGAGTCTTCCCTGCGTAATTGGATCCGCATCCTCGGCGTCCATTGGAAGAAGCGTCGTAAGCGCGAGGGCTACCGCATCGACAAGACCGGCTGGGATAAGAAGGTCCCCGCCATGGTCGATGCGAAGCAAAGCCAGGCACAGATAGCTGCCACCCTTGGCGTCGGCGAATGGACCATTAGCCGATACATGAAGGACCACGACATTACCCCTGCAAGGAAGTTCCGACTTTGAGCCTGATCAGCAAAGAGGCCGTTGCCCTTCACCTGAAGGTCATCTTCGGCAACCTTCCGTCGTCTGGTTTCGTCTGCGTCCGAGGTATCGGCGAGAAGGGGACTGACGGAGAAGGCACGTTCCGTGAAGACAAGTTCATCGACCTGTCTTCCGGTATCAAGGTGTCGGATGAGGTCGTCCGCCATGTCGAACGCTGGTCTGAGCATGGCCGGGCGAGCTTCATCGTCCCCGCGATCCTGTCCACCGACCGAGGCACTTCTGAGAATGTGCGCGAGTTTCGTTCCGTCGTCGTGGACCTTGACGCCGGAGACATTGAGGCCAAGCACGCCTTCCTTGCCAAGACCATCGGCGAGCCCACCGCAGTCGTCATGTCTGGCGGCCTGATAGATGGCGTCTCTAAGCGCCACCTGTATTGGACCCTCAACGACCCTTGCTCCGACGTCGCCGAGATCGTCCGCCTTCGTGATGACCTCGCCCGCAAGGCCGGCGGAGATATGCAGTTCGGCCTTGGCGTCGAAGGCAACCCATTCGGCCGAGCTCACCAACCTGTCCGCATCGCCGGCTCCGTTCACGGCAAAGGCGGCATCAAGAGCCCTGTAACCATCGCCTGCGACATGGGTAATGCCCAGGTCTATGGCGTGAAGCTGCTCAAGGACCGCATCTCTCAGGCTAAGAACCATGACGGAACTGAGGCCTCAGCTCCGGCCGAAGGTCTGTTTAAGCCCGAGAAGGCCAGCCTCGATCTGACTGAAAAGGTGTTCGAGGGTTCCGACGATGAGAAGAACCGCTGGTCGCAGTTCACCCGCGTATGCGGCCATTACCTACATGTCGCCCGCCGTGGGGACATGTCCCTTGATGATGCGTTCCAGGCTGTCCTCGGATGGATGGACGCCAACATGGTCCCGCCTTGGCCCCTCCAGCGTGCTGAACGCGAGTGGCATGCGGTCATGAACCGAGACATTCTCAACCACGGCCCCTTCCCTGAGCCCATGAAGCCCATGGTCGCCGACGGAGAAGGCCTCGAAATCTGGGCAGCGCACCGCTGGTCCATGACCGAGAAGCCAAAGCGTCAGTTCCTCGTGGACCGCCTGATCCTCGCCGGCAAGCATCAGCTCATGGTCGCCGAAGGGGGAGCTGGTAAGACCTTCCTCTGTCTGGACCTCGCCATCAAGATCGCCTCTCACACCGAAGGGGATGAGCACGAGTGGTGCGGCGGTAAGATCCTCAAGGGCGGAACCGTCGTCATCCTGACCACCGAAGATGACAAGGACGAGCTGCACATCCGCCTCCATGACATTGACGCCGAGAAGCGTCGAGAGAAGGCCGGTGATAAGCTCATCATCCTGCCGACCATCAACTCGGGTGGCTCCTTTGCCATCGTCGAGACTGACCCGAAGACAGGCGAGGCCAAGCCTTCCCGCCGATGGGCCGAGTTCTTTGCCCTGCTCAAGCGACTGCCCGACCTTACCCTTGTCATCGTGGACACGCTCAATAGCACGCTCCACGGCGAGGAAAACTCCGCCACTGTGATCAACGAGTTCGTGCGCGTGGCCTCTCAGGTCTGCGGCGAGCTCGGTGCTGCCCTCATGCTGACCCACCACATCCGCAAGCAAGGCGAGGAGCCTATCCGCGGCGTCGAGGACATGAAGGCCTCGATCCGTGGCTCGTCCGCTTTGCCGGCCGCTTTCCGTTCCGTCATCGGCATCTGGCACTGTGCTGACTATGACCGCCGCCTGCCTACCATGGGCCTCCCCCCTAAGCGTGGCGTCCTGTGGAAGATGGCGGTCGTCAAAGCCAACAACCCGGAGATGTTCGACGGAGAGAAGACCCTCCTGCGAACCGCCTCAGGCCTGCTCATCGACGTCACCCAGCACGACGGCTTCTCCACAGTGAACATCGGCGAACGCCATGCTTGGCTGTCCCTTGCGATCGAGCGTGCGGCCCACGAAGGCCACCCCTATTCCATCGAAGGCAAGAACGCCAAGTCAGGCCTCTATCGCCGACGCAACGAGCTGCCGCCTGTCCTCCGTCAGATTGGTCCAGGCGAGTTCCAGCACCTCGTGGATGATCTCCTTCTCGGCAAGGTCATCACATCATGCGCTGCTCGCGGCGGTAAGGATAAGAAGTGGTTGGACATTCCGACCGGCCCTGTCGCCACCAACGAAGAAGGTGCTGAGCTCAACCATGGTGCTTATCGTCCGCCTAATTGGAATGGCTGGACCTACGACAGTATGGCCGGCAACTGCATCTTGACTTAACCGACAAGCACAACAATCTGACTTTGCAATCCCAATATGAGCACTAACCCGGAAGGCACACCCCACAACGATCAAGACACGATCACAAACCTGCGCCTCCGCCTGCACCACGCCGAGATGCAGCGAGACGCTGCGCTCGCCATGATGAAGGCCGAGATGAAGGAGATCATCACTGATACGTTCATCTATGTCGGCGGCCAGCTTGGCCTTGTCGGCGGCACGAACGAAAACAAGCGACACGAGTTTGTGCGTAGCTCCGACTACATCAAGGAAACGGAACGCCTCAAGGCCGAGGTCGAGCTTTGGAAGTTCCGTTCCGATAATTGGCAGAAGCTTGTCCAGATCACCAAGACTCAGGCCGACAAACTGAAAGAGGACAACGATCAGCTCCAGGCTCGTTGCGATTTCCTCGAAGGAAGGGGCAAGCAGTGAGTAAGCCCAAGAGCAAGCGGGGCATGTGTGGCAAGAACGCACTACCCAAGCGAGGCCTCACCCCGACCGAGGCCCGCTTCGTTAAGGTCATGCTCCAAGACATGAAAGACCGGTGGGCAGCCCTACTCTCTAAGAACAAATGGAAGACCCAAAAATAGAATACCGCGTGGTCCGCAAGGATCACTTCGATTGGATCCACCGCGAGTCGCTTCGCCTTGGAGCCATGGCCCGAGACTACCACATCCAATCCGTCGAGCTTCTCGCCGAGGTCGTGCGCCTCAAGACAGAGCTCGAGCTCATCACCAACAACAATGAGATTACTCCTCCTCCTGATGGCAAGTAAGCTCATGGCAGTCGGCCCTGTTCCCGAGAGCTGGTTTGCGGCGATCGAGGGCATCGAGTCAGGCGGCAACCCCAAGGCCGTCGGAGACGGCGGCAAGGCCAGGGGCCTGTTCCAATTCCACAAGGCGGCATGGGATGACACCACTAAGCTGCGCAAGGCCGACAACCTGCCGGTCTATCCGTTCACCAAGGCAACGAATGATTGGGTCGCAAGGGAGTATGCCCGCACTTGGATCACCCACATCCGCGCACGCCTGTCAGCCAAGATCGGCAGGCCTGCCATGGCCCATGAGACTTGGCTTGCCTTCAACCTCGGCATGACCGGCTTCAGCCGATACAAGTATCAGGTCGCCAACGTCCCCGCTGCCAAGTATGCCAAGGCCATGACCATCTACAACTCCACCCGATGACTAAACCCAAAGATGATTGGAAGGGCCCTGTCCTTCCCGCCCACCAGCGTCGCCCGCTAACCGATCAGGAGATCGCCTTCACCGAGGCCTATGTCGCCAATGGCGGAGACGCCAAGGCGGCAGCCGCCAAGGTGGGGTTCGAGGACCCGGCCAAGGCAGGCAAGGACCTGATCGCCGTTCCCCAGATCCGCGAGACTATCGAGCTCACCCGAGACACCGACATAAAGACCGCCGGCGCGACTAAGGCCTGGGAGGTCATTCAGGAGCTCATGGAGTCCCAAGCCACGCCGGCGCAGACCCGCTTTCAGGCGGCCAAGTGGACGCTGGAGGCCTCCGGGCATGGCCTGAGTGCCGTGGCCGCCTCCCTTCAGCTCGGGCTTAAGAAGTCAGGGAAGAAGGACCTTTCCGAGCTGTCCGTCTCTGAGCTGGAGGACTTCATCAGGCGCGGCCGTGAAACTTTCGATAACTTGAAATCGACAGTGAGCCAGGTTAAGGCCAATGTGATTGAACTTTCGGATGGGGATGGGCCTACTAAATAAATAAAACCCAGATCCCCACAAGAAAGCGGCCGAGGAAACTCGGCCGTATTGTTTGGTGGGTGCGGATGGACTCGAACCATCATAAACCGATTATGAGTCGGACGTTCTGACCTTTGAACTACACACCCTGTCAAACTATGCCCCGCTTGCGGTCGAGCTTCTCCTTGTATCGGCGGCGGCGGGCTTCGGCTGCCGTCTTCTCCCGCTGTATGGCTGGCGTCGGGTTCCAATTCTTCAAGGCATCGGCCTCACGTCTGATCTTCGCCCGATACCTGCGTTGGTATTCCGCTTTCTTCTCTCTCGTCACCGGCTTGGCCTTGCCGCGGCTCTTGCGCTTATGCTTGAACCGCTGCCACTGTTCCCGCTTGGCCTCTCGTCGCTCGACTACCCATCTCATGAGGTCGCCAAATCCTGCCTTGGGCATGGCACTCCTGGCAAGGAAAGACGGCGGGGAAGGTTCGTCGCTTCCTTTGAGGAAGCTACCCCCCTCGGGAGGCAGTGAGGAAGCGGGGTCCGTAGTAGTCATGGAGGCAGTGAGTAGTATCGTTATCCCCTTGTCAAGCCGTCGGTTCCGTCGATCTCAGGGCCGCAGTGATTACTACGCGGGGATACCTTCCTCGTTTTTTCTACCACTTTTACCCTTTAAAATCAGGCGGGCCGTGAGGATCCCTTACAGGGAGGATAGTAAGTCCCCTACCGGGAACTCACCTATCCCACCCCAGGCCTAAAGGCCGTTGGGTTAGGTCCTACCCACCCCATAAGGCGCTTGAAAAAATCGAACAGCACCCCAAACAAAACACATGGCGCAGCAAATCCTAATGACAGTGTTCGGACACCCCCGACCACAACCCCGCCCCCGCTTCGTGAACGGCCGCGTGATCTCAACGGCCGACCAGAACGCTAAGCTATGGCGGGCCGCCGTCATGACCGCCGCCGGTAAGCTTCACGGCATGGCCGAGATCCCGGTCAAGTCGGCCACTAAGTTCAGCATGGCCTTCGTGTTCCCAACCGACAAGGCCGTTCGGCATGGTAAGCCGCACACCCAAGTCCCCGACCTCGACAACCTGGCTAAGCTGATCCTCGACGCCATGCAGGACGCCGGGGTGCTCGAAAACGATAGTTCCGTCTCCTCTATCGAGCTCTCTAAGTCCTGGGGCCCTAAGGGCGGGGTCATGGTCCTGATGGAGCCCGACATAGATGCGCCTGCTGACCTCTTGGGCGGCCCTGAATGGCTCGATGGGGGTCCTGATACTCCCCAGATCTAAAACGGCCGTGTAGGCCAAAAGAAGGGGCTCCGTGAGGAGCCCCGATTTGTCAGGCGGCCGACTTAGCCAAGGCCATGAAGTAGAGCTCCCTCAGCCAAGGGACACCCTTGGCCCTGAGCTGAGCCCTTCGGGCCGGATACATGGACTCCCACCTCTCCCGCAGCTCATACCTGAACTTCTCCTCTCCGATCAGATGATCGTAGAGCATCCAAGCCGCGGCCTGAGCGTCGAGCGCAAGCGCAACATAGTCCTTCGGAGTCTCGTCGGTGAAGGCCATGAGCCGGACCAGCGTGTTCGCGGTGGGCAGTCTCATCGGTTGCCAAGGTGGTAGGCAGCCACGCTGCCGTCCACTGTCTTCTTCCCGCCGTTATGCTCAGCAGCTGCCGCCTTGACCTTGGCCTCAACGAACCGGTCCAGGGCTTCGAGGAAGTCCTTGCCGGTCCGCTTGCCATAGGTCTTAGCGATCAGGGCCTTGACGGCCGCGGACCGGATAAAGAGCAGCTTACTCATCGCCGTCCTCCTCGTTGTCGGGCTCACGCTCGGTCAGGCGGACCTGACGGCCGCCCTTGAAGATCGCCTCAAAGGGGTTGAACATCGTCGCCTCCTCCTCGCAGTCGATCGAGAGCTTCAGCTTGGGCCACTGCTGGCTGGCGGCCAGAATGACCTCCAAGGGCGGAGCCCATGCCGTGTTGAAACGATAGAGGACCGAGTGCTCGGTCTTCGTGACATGGATCGTCTTCTTGGTCTTCCAATCCTCATCAATCGAACAGTCGCAGGCGTTCCACTTCGTGCCCCACTTGTCGCAGTGGAAGTCATACCAAGAAGCGTAGCCGTGACGCGCGATGTTCGCAGCGTCGTCGGCCTTCTGCTTGGCCTGAGCGTCCGGGTCGGCGTGATAAGCCTTCTCAGCCTGATAGAGCTCGGGCGGCGTCGGAATGATCGCCTCGAAGTCGAAGGGCATGATGCCGTCATCACCCTTGTAGGCCTCAGGCGTGCGGACCGCCGCCATGAAGGCAGCAAGGTCCGACACCCGGCCATGCTCGTCGGGGACCATGGCCTTGTCGGCCTTGGTCCTCGGCTTGCGGGTGCGGGCGGTGACTTCGAGCAGGCAGTAAGTCCAATTAGGCATTGGCTTCGGCCTCCGTGTTAGTGATCAGTTTCTTGCTCATGTGTGTATCGGTTTCTGGGTTGTGGGTTGGGGGGAGATTAGCCAAGCGGGGGCTTGGTGTCGTGGCAGCCCATGTCGAGCTGCGCACGCTGGTTAGTTAGGTCGGCCTCGGTCATGCCGTCATTAGGCCAGGCAGCAGTGTGCTCGGCGAGACGATCCTGATAGTCAAGGGCTCGCTTGTTCAACTGATCGAAGTGCATCATGGCCCGACATTGGACCTCGTGCCAATACATCGTTGCCCGGTGCTCGTCCGCGAGAGGATCACCCTCGGGCAAGCGGCGGGCACTCTTGTCGTGGGCGAAGGCAAGGGCGTCGGCATCAAGCTCGACGCACTGAGCCAGGCACCTGAGCACCTCGGCGAGTCCGCGAACATAGGCCACTCGCTCGTCGATGCCGGACATGACGCCGCCGACCGCCTGCCTGATAGTCTCATGCTTGGCGGCGATCAGGGTATCGAGGGCAGCGACCACGCACAGGTCGGTGGGGTTGTCCTTATCCATAAATCACCTCCCCATAAACTGCGATTTGCATCATGGCACCGGCGTCCACTACATCGCACTCGCCTGCAACATCCTCGTCCCCTTGGGTGAGGCGGGCAATCGTCAGGACATGGTGCTCGCGCACCTTCAAGCGGCCCTTGTCGTCCTTCTCGTTGCGCTCTACGGCGTCCATCAAGCGGCGGCCAAGTTCCTCGGGCGTCATGCGGATCGGCGTGCAAGGTCCAGGAACATCGTCGTTCGGGATGACAGTAACCTCGGCGTTAAAACGGCCGCCTTCGCCGGTGTCCCCATGCTTGTAGTCTCGCCAGATACGGAAGTCCTCGCGGGTGTAGTGACCGCCCTCCGTGGCCGTCGTGATCATGTAGCTAAGAGCTTCAAGCGCGGCGGGCGTGAAGGTCCTTGGCGTCGGTCCGGTGAGCTTCCTGAGCTCATCCGCGATCGTCGTCAGCTGGTGGTGCTCTCCGAGGGTCGGGAGCGTCTTGGCATACGCATCAAGGCGGTCGGCCGCCTCAATGAGCTTATTCTTTTGTTCGGTGTTCATGGTTGGGGGAAAGGGTTAGATGAGAGTGACCACTGAGAGGCGGCGAAAACGGCCGTGGCCGGTGCAAACATGGGCTTTCAACTTGCGGCGGCTGTCGCTCATGCGCTGCGCTTCATTGGCAACT